CCAGACTTTCATGTTGTGCTCCAAGGTACACCCGACTCTTGTACGGGGTTGATCTGTGCGTCAATTTGGCTTTGCAAGCTGGCTTCAACGGTGTCTTTGCCAAGGCTTGTCTGCACCCAGCCAACTACGATGGCTTCGGTCAATTGGTCGTAGGGGATAAATGTCTCGCCGGGCTGCTTTGTGTAGCCCACAGTGCCGTAGGTATTGGCGCTGTATGTGCCGTCAGTGGCAGACACGTTGTAATGCACTGTGACGACAAAACCGTCAGCAGTCAGGCGATCCATTTTGGGGATGGTCCAGAGGTAAGTTGTCATGGTGGTTCCTTAGTTGGATTCGAGGGCTGCCACACGGACACGAAGGGATTTCACTTCAGCAATCAGGTTAGCAATAATTTCAGCGCTGGAGTAGTCCATACCCTGCATTTGTTCGCCATCCTTTGTTCCTGTTGCCACAGGGGTTCGTGAAACTTCTTGTACCTCATGGGCAATCAAGCCCACAAAGGTTGAACCGTCAACTTTCCAAGTCCCTTCTACGGGATTTAGGCTGTCGATGTACGCGCCTGACGTGGTAATTGGACCTGTGATGTTTTTTAGACGGTAATCGGAAGAAATGTTATAGGATGTGCTGCTTATCTGAGTGCTAATTGACCCTACAATAGAACCTCCACGATAAAACAAAATTGCATTTTGAACACCAGAATTTACGCTGTCTGTAGACGAGAGTTGCAAAATTGGGTATCCACCAGAAGTATCTGTGACTTGAAAAGAAGCAGCACATCCAAGCACTGGATTGCTTACGGAAAATTTTTCCGAAGAGGCTGCGTTAAAAATATTGGTGGTGCGGCCAACACGCAATCCTCCGGTTGAGTCAAGCGTCATCGCCTGAGTAAAGCTAATAACGTCACCTGCTGTGCCGGAGGGGGCGGTGAACCAACGATGTCCTGCCAATTCTGTTGCGGCATACATAGCAGCACCATCGCCCGTATTTATGTATTTAAACCCGTTGATGCCGCTTGTGCCAGTGCTGTCGTTGTAGGCATTCCAGCCTATAAACAAGTCTTTAGTTGTATTAAGGCGTTGCCCAAAACAAGCATATTTTGACGTTCCAAGTTCAAATGCTTTAAATTGGCCGCTCCAAGCACTCGGCGTAACCCCCAAGCCGAGGTTGCTTCCATCAAACACCAGCGCAGACCCAGTGGTCAGAACTTTGCTGCCGTTCAGGTAGGGCACGCCGTTAGCTGTGCCGCCTGAGAATGCGGGGTTATCACCAAAAGTTTTGTTGGTCAGAGTCTGCGTATCGCTTGTGCCGACCACATCACCTGTTGGGGTAGTTTTTGATGTGGCCCACGCCGTTCCAGTGGAAACCGCCATACCCGCACCGGGGTAAACCTGTGAGGAGGGTGTAGGTGTAGCCGAAGCCCAAGTTGTACCGTCGGATGTGAGCACATTACCCGCCGTACCCGGAGCCACGACCTGCACGGCAGAGGTGCCGTTGCCCAGCAAGACGTTATTGGCTGTCAGAGATGCTACGCCTGTGCCGCCGTTAGCAACGGCCACGGTCCCACTCACGTTAGCTGCAATGCCGCTGCTCGTGATGTAGCCCGAAGGATTGTTTACGTTGTAGGGCGTAAAGCCGAGAGCCGTTGTAACATCCCCGGAGCTCAGAGTCACCGCTCCTGTGCGGGTATTGAAGCTGACCACGCCGCCATCAATTTGAATGTTTCCAGAACCAATGATACTGTTGCCGTTGACGGTCTTCAGGCCGGTCAAACCAGCCGCACTGCCGTTGAACTGGGTTGCTGTCACTGTGCCGTTCACATCGAGCGCAGTCGCAGGAACAGACTTGCCAGAACCAATGCCGACGTTGCCAGCAAACCAGTTCTGAGCCGTGCCGCTCATGTACAGGTTGTATCGACCAGTACCAGCAGCTTGTTCGCCAACAAAAGCAAAGTTGTAGGCGCTGCTGGTGGGTACGCGGAATTGCCGATTGCCAACGATTTCCGCCGTGGTCACACCCAGCAAGTCAACGCCGTTCTGGCTCAAGTACAGTGGCAGCGCGTTGTTAGATGCAAGACGAACGGCTGTTGCGGTTGACTGAAACTGCCCTTCTGTCACGCCGGAGACTTGGAGCAGAACTCGGGAATCAGTTCCGTTGTTGACCAGGATGTTGGTCGAGGCAGTGACGTTGCCGGAACCGCCCAAAGTGAGGCGCGCCGTGCCGTTGGTCCACAGCTCCAGGTTCTCAGCCGAGGTCATGCCGACGATGCCGTAGCCGTTGGCGTTGAAGACCCTCAGGGATTTGGTCTGGGCTGCGCCTTCCCACAGGTCTAGGCGACCGCGGTTTGAATCGGTCCACAGCTTTGCAGCGCTGTTGGCGGTAAAGCCCCCTGCGTTGCTAGTCAGGACCGCACCGGTAAACGTGTCCCCCGCCTTGTTGACTGGGACGTACCCCAGCAACGGCTGGTAGGTGCTGGCCGCCGTGGCGCTTGTTAGATATGGAGCCAACGCAGCGCTAGTGATGAACCCGGAGGGGTTCGTTGCGTTGTAGGGTGTGTAGCCCAACGCATTCGTGACGTTGCTGCCGGTGAGCTCGCCCAAGATCGTGGCGGCAGACTTGTTCTCGACGTTGCCTAACCCTAAGTTGATCCGCGCAGCGGAAGCGCTGGCCAAATCAGACAGATTGTTAGCTGAGATCAACGCGCCGGACAACGAAGCGTAAGCAGCAAGCCATGCACTGCCGTCATACACCTTCATGCCACCACCATAAGCAAGGGGTGCGCTGTTGAAGTACAAGGCTCCGCCGACCAGTGCGTTGCCATCATTATCCACGGTTGGATCAACGGCCTTCTGGCCCAGGTAGCGATCATCAAAGTTGTCGAACGCAGCCAGAGTCTGATCTCGAGCGGATTCGGCAGCGTTTTTTGCAGACGCCGCAGCGGTAGCACTGCTTGCCGCTTCATCGGCCTTGGTGCTTGCCGTAGTGGCACTGTCTGCCGCATTGGTTGCACTCGTGGCAGCAGCATCTTTGGAAGCCAACGCATTGGTGGCGCTGGTTGCAGCCACATTCTTCGATGTGGTCGCACTCGTTTCCGAAGTTGCTGCACTGGTTGCGCTGCTCGAAGCTTCAGCTGCTTTGGTTGTGGCAGTCGCTGCACTGGCCAAAGCCTCGGAAGCCTTGATTGCAGACGTGTTTGCAGAACCAGAAGCAGCAGCTGCACTGGTCGCCGCCTCAGAAGCCTTGGTCGTTGCCGCAGTCTGACTTGCTGCTGCGGCCTGAGCTGCAGAGGTTGAAGAATTAGCCAGAGCCTGAAGCTCTGGCGTGATGTCTCCAGTATCTCCCCTGGGAATGTCGATCTGAAGAATTGCATCCGTCGAAGTACCAACGTTGCGCACCGCAGCCGGAACACCCGGAGCCACGGTGTTGACCTGAGCAATTGAAATTGTTCCAGAAAGCCCTTGGGGGCCGGCAGCAACAACCTCGACGATGTCTGCGGCGGCGACTTCCTGGATGACGACAGTTGCGCCCTGCTCTTCGATGACAACCAAATCGCTCATCGTGTGATCTCTCGGGAGACGTTGATCTCGCCCTCGATTAGGCGAGTGACAGTGCCGTCGGATGACGTCAGCTCGAGGTCGTACTTACCTCGTTTCCAGTCGATTGCCGACGTGGTTGCGGCATTGAAGATCATCGTGATCGTCCCAGTCAAAGGTGTGATCGCAATCTTGCTGTTGATGGTGGATAGCTCGAGCAGCACCTCATCAGCAGACACGCTTTGCCGAATCTGCATCCTGGCTGTGAACCCAGCCAAGTTGACGGCCGCACCAGTGCTGTCTTTCCAGACAATCGGCTTGAGCAAGGTCGTGCCCTGCTCGATCTGAAAGTTGTATGTTGCTGCGGCCATGTGATTCTCTTATGCAAATGGGTGGGGGCGGACGGAGAGGCTGCCTTGCACGCGGTCGTGCAGGATGTCGATCTTGGCCTTCATGACGAAGTTCTCGAACACACCGCGGTAGAAGGCGGCCATCTGCAGGTTGGTCCAGGCTTTGCCCGGGATCGCCATCAGTCGCGCCTTGGCGCCACCGGTGAGGCCATCGATGTACTTGGTGACAATCTCATCGGGCAGCGTGGTGGCCGTCAGCTTTGGCGCAAAGGCGGCGCGCATGCGCAGCGTCTTGCCTTGCGAGTTGAGCGGCTTGGGGAAGATCCGGATGGTCTGCCAGTCGGTCGACGCGTTGTAGTAGGTGGGCTCCGAGCCTTCTGCGGTCTGCCAGTTGGGCAGAGCCTCAAAGAGCTGGGACATGGTGACCGGGCGCAAGCGGCGGCTGCCTTCCCAGATGTCCTTGACGGTGACAATGCGTGAGTCGGTCGGCGTCTCAACCTCGAGCTCGTTGCGGCCCTCGAGGACTTTGAGCGAATCGCCGATTTGCTCCCAGGCGAGCGTCTCCGTGCAGAACTCGATGGTGGCTTGCACCAGGTGCTGCTTGACCAGCGCATCGGGAGCCCCAGGAAGATCGGGGAGCAGGAACGGAAGGAGGTCTTGTGTCTTCATTGATTAGCCCGCCCTGGGTGTCGGAGCTGGCGCGTTGACGCCACCAGAGGCCCATCGCAGGTTCGGGTTCACGCCCGTGATTGCTGTGGCCTGCGCATTGATGCTGCTGACAAACTGCTGGCCGTACATGTTGGACATCGTCAGGTTCGCCGCAGACTCGGCGTCTTTGGCGTACGAGCGGGCCAGGATGTAGTTCACCAGGTCATCGGTGTTGGACTCATCGACAGTTACTGTCGTGGCGTCGGTGCCGTCCATGCCGTAGCTGCCGGTGGCGGAGATCTCGGCAGGGTTGGCCATGTACTGGATTTCGACCCAGACGTTGGTCTCGGCCTTCACGCCTGGCGTGATGTAGAACACCTGCGGCGTGCGCGGGTCGTACACAAAGCCCGAAACAGTGGTTCCGGTTTCGATGTGCCAGTTCGGCGTGTTGGTGTCTAGGCTCTCGCGATCAACCAGGCGGATAGCCTGGCCGGGCTTGAGGCCGTCTGGGCCCATGTTTCGGACCACAGACATCAGCGCCATGCCAAAGATGTCAGCAGGCGCTGTTCCATCACCAGGCTTGACGTTGTCGGCCAGGATCTTGGTGATGGATTGCTTGGTGCCGGTGGCGAGCTTGATTGCATCAACCCTGGAGCACGACGACGGCACGTACTTGGCGATGGCCTTCTGACCTTCATTCAGCCATGCCACGAGCTCGCGCTGTGTCCAGCGAGTGAACTGGGGGCTGATGTCGTGCAGTTGGACGCCAACGCGGTACAGGACGTCACGGACAAGGGTTGGTGCTGCCATGGCTCAGGCCTTATTCGACAGAGAAGGGAAAGCGTTGGGTTTCGCGTGTGATGATCTCGCCGCCCTTGCCGAACGACATCAGCTCTTGCTTGGCGTTCTTCAGGATCTGAACGACCTCATCAGGCACTTCCACGGGGATGCCGCGGGGGATCTGATAGGCATAGCCGTTCAGCGACACGAACACGGCATCAGAGCCTGCTTCGTCGTTGGTGGGGTGCACGGTGACCACGCGCATCTTCCCGGTCAGGTTGGTGTCGTGGTTCGCGCCCTTGACGGCCTTAGCGGCAGTCTTTGGCTTGGTGGTGGTGGCGACGGCCTCATCGGCCA